GTATATTGTCTTACTTGTCCCCAGTGAAAATTAATTCCACGAAAACCCCATTGAAAAACATCTGTCACTGCAACAAGTGGGTGTGCATCATATCTTATATTTGGTGTTTTTGGTTGATATACAAAAACATAATAGTTTCCTTCCTCTGGAACATTACTTCCTTCAGTTAATACTTCTAATATCTCCTGTGCTAAATCATCAGGATTTTCATTCCCAATTAGATTTTTCATTATGGGGTCGATGCGGCTCATATTCCTAACTCTTTTTCTGTAACAACTTTAAATTCCCATTGACGATCAGCACAAAACTCCTGTGCCATTTTCCATTTTGCTTGATTCTTTGCATATTCATATGCTTCACGAATATAACCTTTAGTTTGTCTCTTTGGTTTCACTGGTGGTTTTGTTTGCTTTGCAGGTTTAACTTCAATTACGTATCTTTTTACCTTTCCACCCCTTTCTTTGACTTTCATATAGAAGTCTGGAAAGTAACGATGAACTCGATTATCTATGGGTGAACGATATGGGATAGCAATTTCTTCACTTGCCCATTCTAATATTGAATCATTTTTATCACAATACACCATGAACTTTCTCTCCCAGAGTGATCTGTAAATTATATTAGTTGGATCACCTTTATACTTTTTAGGATAGGAAGGGTAGTATTTTCCCTTATAAGACATCTAAATACATATGATATGTAATTTTATTTAGAGTGCCAGCACCAAGACCAAGACCAATATCTGATTTATTGCCAAGATTTCAAAATGTAGCACAGTCTTCACATTATCTTGTGAAATTTGCTTTACCCTATAATCAAACTGCAAATGGACTACGTTCTTTCTTAAGAAGAAAGGGTGTAAATGATAGATTTGTTGTTGAGGATGCAGGATTGTTATGTAGTGATGCAGTTTTACCAGGTAGTGCATTAGCATCTATTGATACTCGTGGAGATTTTCAAGGTGTAGTTGAGAGATTTGCACATACTCGTAATTTTACACAGATACAATTAGAATTTTATATTGATAATGAATATAAATCGATGAAGTTTTTAGAACATTGGATGGAATATATTACGGGAGCAAATACTAATTTAACAAGTGATGCTTATCATTTTACACTGAATTATCCAGAATCTTATAAATCGAATGAAACAAAAATAGTAAAATTTGAGAGAGATTATAATCGCTTTTTAGAATATCGTTTTATAGGACTATTTCCTTTAGCATTAAATTCTACAAGAGTATCTTATCAGGGTTCACAAGTATTAAAGGCATCAGCATCATTTAGTTTTGATCGGTACATTTGTGGTGAATCCTCATCACTTGCAAGAGATCTTAAGAGAGCATTTAATGAAGTATTCAATTTAGGAAATAATGTTAGAGATGGTGGAAGTGTTGCTGATAATCAGAATTTATTAAATTCATCTGCATATGGTGGTGGTGTAACGTCAAGTGAAAATAATAATGGTGTTAATCAACAAAATAATAATTCTCAAAGATTTTCAGCAACTGAAATAGGAAGATACGAGAGATAGAATAGTATTTAAAAACCTCTATAAATAGTCACACTGAAGTGCTCAGAATATTATGCCTTTACCAACAATTTCAACACCGACCTATGAGTTGGTGCTACCATCGTCTAATCGTAAGATAAAATATAGACCTTTTCTTGTTAAAGAAGAAAAGATTTTGATTATAGCTTTAGAGTCTCAAGATCAAAAACAAATTGCAACTGCTGTAAAAAGTATTCTATCAACTTGTATATTGACAAAGGGAATAAAAGTAGATAAATTATCGACTTTTGATATTGAATACTTATTTTTGAATGTACGTGGTAAATCTGTTGGAGAGCAGATTGAAGTTATGGTTACTTGTCCTGACGATGAGAAGACTCAGGTTCCTACATCAATCAACATTGATTCTATAAATGTACAACGAACTGAAGGACATTCAACAGATATTAAATTAGATGATACTTATACTCTGAAAATGAGATATCCCTCATTAAATGAGTTTATCAAATCTAATTTTTCTGCTGGTGAAATAAATGTTGATGATACTTTTGATTTAATCGCATCTTGTATCGATCAGATTTATTCGGAAGAAGAATCTTGGACACAAGAGGATTGTACAAGTAAAGAATTGGTTGAATTTTTAGAATCATTAAACTCCTCTCAATTTAAGGAGATTGAAAAATTCTTTGATACCATGCCAAAATTATCTCATAAAGTAAAAGTCATTAATCCTAATACAAAGGTTGAAAGTGAAATAACAATAGAGGGGCTGCAGAGTTTTTTCGGATAAGTATGGCACACGAGGATTTAGTGTCATACTATAAATTAAACTTTGCCTTGATACAGCACCATAAATATAGCTTAACAGAGCTTGAAAATATGATACCGTGGGAAAGAGAAATTTATGTTTCACTTCTCCAACAATATATTGAAGAGGAAAACTTAAAGGCACAACAAGAACGAAATGGATGAGTTCGGTTCACCACTAGCAGGAGGAATAAGATCGGTTAGAAGAAATATTTCTTCTAGTTTTTTTCGTGCACCGCAAAATTCACAACCAGACTCCATAACAACTGATTTATTACAGGAGCAGTCATTAAAACTTACATCAGTTTCAGGTCAATTACAAAATATATCAAGACAAGTTTCAGTTTTAGATTTTAATATAAAAAGTGTTAGAGAAAATATAGCGTTAGGTGATCAACTTGAAAGACAGAGGGAAGCAGCAAGGCAAAATAGAGAAAGAATATTAGCAGAGCAAGGATTAAGAGAAGGAAAAGAAAGTGCTCTTGAACAGAAGTTACAATCAGCATTAGTATTACCCCTACAAAGAATAGGTATTAAAACTCAGGGAATTTTAGGTCAATTAGGAAGTTATTTACTCACTCTTGCTGGTGGTTGGTTAACAATAACTGGAGTAGACTTACTTCAGTCGATGGCAGAGGGGAATGTTGATAAAATTAATAAATTAAAAACAAAATTTTTAACTGGACTAACTGTAATACTTGGTTCTTTAACTGCTATGTCATTAGGAATGAAAAAAGTTCTAAGTATGTTATCAGTTTTTGGTGGTAATGTAGCAAGAATTGCATTTGGTGGAATTTTTAAAGCATCTCTTTTCGGGGTAAGACTATTATTAGCAGGGTTAGTTAGAAAAGCAGCAGGTTTAGGTGGTATTGGTGGAGGTGGATTTCTAGCATCACTATTAACAGATATAGCATTAATCAGACTCTTTGGTGGTGGAGGTGGAAAAGCAAAGGTTGGTAAAGGTATTTTATCTAGAATGCGTACTAAGGGTAAAACCCCTATTATTAAAAACCCATTTGAAAATGCTGGTAAAACTATAAAAAAATTACGAAAAAACGTATCTACAACAGCAAGATCTGCTTTTGATAATCTAGACGAAGTTGTGCGAGGGAAGAAAATTACGAAAACATATGTTAAAAATCCTGCAGGAGTGCCAAATTTTTCTTTTGATCCACTTAAAAATACTGGAGGGTTTGATCCAAAAATGCAAAGGCAGATGGATCTATTCCCAAACACTAAAACAACAACATTTAGAAGTGGTGGACTTCTAAATCGTGCAAAAGGTTTATTTAATAGAGGTAAAAATTTAGTTGATGATGGAGTAAAAGCAATTGGTTCATCTGGAATTGTCACTAAGGCGAAAAATCTCACAAAGGGATTACCTAAAGTTGGTGTTGGTAAATTATTAGGTAAGGCACTAGGACCATTTATAACATTCTTTAGTGAGTTATTAAGTGAAGATGGTGGTCTAATGTCAGCACTTGCAGCAACAACTGGTTTTATGGCAGGTGCAAAAGTCGGTGCAATCGCTGGAGGAGCGATAGGTGCATTATTTGGTGGTGTTGGTGCAGGTCCTGGTGCCTTTATAGGTGCTCTGATTGGTGGTTTTGCTGGTGAGTCAGTAATGAAAAATCTTTCTAAAAAAATAATGAATGCTCTTGGTATGAAAGATGTAAAGGTTTTTGGTAATAAAGATGGAAAGAATGAAGAGGTTGAAGGAGTATCTGCAGATTCAACTAATGTTGAACCAGTAAAAAATAGTAATCTTGATGCAGCAAATACAATAAGTAATTTTAGTGAAGA